GAATATTTCAAGAGTATGAGCAGTATAGAGAGAGGCAATTTAATCTTTTACAGAAGATGATTGAGCAGAATTTATATTTGGTCAAGGATGGAATAAAGAGAAAGATTATTCTGATAGGTACACAGGTAGAGTTTATAGGTGATTTATTTTTTGGGTATAGCAGGTATAGTATTGTTTGGAAACCGAGGGGTGGTGGTGGAAGTCTGGCGATGTCTATTTGGATTTTTTTGACTATAGTTTACAAGCAAAAGTCATTTGTTGATTTGGCGGGATCAGGAGATCAGGCAAAGTTTGTATATAATTATGTATGTCAATTTTGGGATTGTTTTCCGGGAATGAAGATAGAGTTTCTTTTGGGTGAGCCTTTGCTTTCAGAGACAAAGATGAAGAATGGAGTTGTGTTGAAGTGTAAGACAGCGACTCAGAAATCTGCGAGAGGAGACCACCCGCCGGGTTTGGCTATTGATGAAGGTTGCCAGGAGGATAGAAGGTTAGATGATGTTTTTCTTACGGCGATCAACAGTACTATGAGTGAGTCAAACCATGAAATAGGTATAGCGTCTACGTTCCATGTTCCTGTTGGTTTTTTCCAAGACACGTGGGATAATTACCTTGAGAAAGGATTTAAAAGATACAGGTGGGATTGTTACAGTACATTAAGGAAATGCGAGGCTGGTATTGATACATATGCAACCAAGAAAGATCCAAAAGCTTTAGTTTATTGCAGGGAGAAGTGTCCTTTAACTGACAAGGTTAAGGAGTTTGATGAGGGTGGTGAGTTCATGGGGATTAAGTATGAGGGTTGTGCTGGTCAGGCGAGGAAGTCGAGTGGTTGGGCTTCGAGGCAGGAGTTGATTAAGGCTAAGAAATTAAATGACAGGGATACATACCGGGTAGAGTTTGAGTGTGAGAGACCATTATTTAGTGGTCCGGTTTTTGGGAGGAATTATATAGAAGCATCTATAGTAGATGACATAGAGATTGATATCAAGTCGCCACTGATAGTGGGCATAGACTGGGGTTATCAGAAGGAAGGTGCTATGATAGCTGCAAAGGATTGTGGAGAATTTATTGCTATTATAGATGCTGTACATCCATCTAAGATGAGGATAGGTGAGTGGATAGATGTATTAGAGAAGTGGAAGAGGTTGGGTTCAGAGATTATTGTATATGCTGATGGATCTCATACGTTTGAAAATAGAGAATTAGAGGAATATGGTGTTGATACGAGTAGAATTTATTTCCAGACGATGAGAACGTACTTAGAATATAATCTTGCAAAATATTTCAACTTTGGTAAAATTAAGATTTACTGTAAGTTAGAAAAATTAGTTGACCAGTTATATAAGTATAGAAAAAATGATTATGGTAAGGTTGTTAAGGATGATGATCATGGAGTTGATGCTTTAGAGGCTGCATTGTTACACTGGGATTTCATGGAGAAGTTTGGAGATTTGATTAAGTCTTCTATAGTAGTGGAAAAACGAGAAGAGATACAAGAGAAGACAATTAATGTGGAGTATTTTTGATGCTGCATGATACAGAGGCAGTTGACAAGAATGGAGATTCAAAGAATTCTTCTGCATATATATGGGAGTTAGATACTGAATTCCAGTCTGAGTATAGGGTAGATCAATTTGTTAAAAAATACTTTCCTAATTTTTCATCATCTGTAAGAACTTTTGACATAGATGTATTCGGTAGTAAGGTAATTGATTTACCATATGATCCGAAAGATTTGTGTTTATTGACAATAAATGTTAGTCGGTTATTTCGATGCATTCAGATTATGGCGACAAATACTGTTGGTATGGGTTGGGATGTAATTGCCAAGTCTGAGTATCAGAAAGACTATTCTTTGAAGGAAGACATTCAGAGAGAGATTATAATTTTAAGGTCATTCCTCAATAATTGCAACTCCAAGTATACTTTTACAGAGGTGATGGAGCAGGTACAGCAGGACAGAGAGTCTACTGGTAATGGTTATATAGAGGTAAAGAGAGATCTTTATGGGTTACCGTTAGCTTTGGGTTACTTGCCTTCTCATACTGTACGGTTAAGATCGGATGGAACGTTTATCCAGTGTAGAGATGGAAAGAAGAGATATTTCAAATCATGGGGAGATGATAGAGATATAGATGCAAATACTGGTGAGGTTGCAGATTTATCAGATGATAAGGTTGTTTTGGCTACAGAGGTTGTTCATCACAAGATAAATTCTTCGATTTCCAGTTGGTATGGTGTTCCGAGATGGATACCGACAATGGATGCTGTGTATGGGACTATTTTAGCAAAGAAGAGGAATATATCATTTTTCGAGAATGATGCTACTCCGAGGATATTGATACTGGTTCACAATGGCGAGTTATCTGCTGATAGCAAGTCGGAGTTGAAGCAGATCATGCAGAGGGAAGGTCAGGGAGTAGAGAATGCACATAGAGTTGCAGTGCTTGAGGCAAAGACTACTTCAAAGAGTTATGGAACGCAGCAACCTCCTACAACAAAGATAGAGATTTTTCCATTGACTCTTGGCAAGATAGAAGACTCTTCATTTCAGGGGTATATTGAGAGGAACAATGAGGAAATTCGTGAGTCCTTTGGAATTGCTTTACCATTTTTCACATCTGAAGGAACTAACAGGTCAAATGCTTCGGAGTTAAAGAATATCTCTATACGAGAAGTATTCGTTCCAGAGTCAAAAAAGATAGAGGACAAATTAGAAAAAACTCTTATCAATGCTCTTGGGTTGAAGTACGTGAAGGTTAAGTTTAATACTCCATCGGAGATAGACATACATGACCAGTCTTTGGTTGATACGAGGTATGCGGCTACAGGTGCATATAGTATTAATGACATGAGACAGAAGATCGGATTAGATCCGTTTGAGTATGAGTTTGCAAGTTTACCTTTTAATATAGCTTTAGCATTATTTAATAAGGGTATGTTAAATCCACCTAAAGAGATAGAGAAATTCTTCAAACAGTTATCTGATAAAAATATTGCTGGCGATTTGCCAGAAGGAGGAAAAGTATGAGCCGGTTTTCTTTTGAAGCTTTGATCACAAAAGCATATAAAGAAGATGGCAAGATGATTATTGTTGCAAAGGCATCGGATAATCAGATTGACCGTCATGGTGATAAGATGGATCAGAGGGCGTTGAAAAGGATGGTGAGGTCAGCGAAGGGTGGGCTTCCGTTAAGGAGGTCGCATGATGATTCATTTGAGATTGGTAGCACTACTGGAGGTAGGATTCGGTCTTCTGGTGAGCGATTAGATTTTATCATTGAGGTTGAGTTAAATGGTGAGTATACTGAGGCAAAGCAACTTTTTAATGAGGTGGAAAAGAAGAAGAGCAAGAGACAGTTATCGATAGGTGGTTTTTTAAATTTAGATAATCCGAAGGCATTTTCCATTGAGCAAGATAGAAATGGAAAGATGTATAGATTGATCAAGGATATTACTTTAGATCATATTGCTGTCACTGCACCTAATTTTGCGGCTAATCCGAGGACAGGATTTATGGATGCAATTATTAAGTCATGCCCCCCTTTATTTCAGGAGAGTGAAGAAGTAGAGAAAAATGAAGAAATAGAGAAGAGTGTTGTTTCTTACAAGAAGTATATGTTGTCGGATAAGGATGCTTCCTGGTCATTTTCTTCTGAGGATGGAGATGCTTTGCTTGTAGAAGGTTCTGGTGTAGAGAGTATTGATATGTTTGCAGAAGCGAGTGATAGTGAGAAGATGTCTGGATGGGAGATGTTTAAAGAGGCTCATGCTTATTATGATGAAGAGTTTGATTCAGATTATCCAGATGTTCCGCATGCTAAAGGAGCGTATAGTCTTGCTCATCATAAGTTGGTAGATGGTGAGATGGAGACTTTTTACAGAGGGTGTATTGCAGCGATTGCAGCGATTAATGGAGCGAGAGGTGGATTTGAAAGAGAAAAGGATGAAGGTGAGCTTAGAAGGATTTATGATCACCTTGCTGCACATATAAAAGAATTTGGAGATGAAGCACCAGCAATGATGGATAAGTCTGACTTAAGTGAAGATGAGATCCAGAAAATTTTCATAGATGATTGCATTAATAAGAAGATAGATGTTGGTTGTATTGAATGGTTAAAGAAAGAATTTGGGATTGAGGATGTTGAAGTTGCTGCTCCAGATGCTGCAACTCCAGAGCCTGCTGTTCCAGAAGTTTCCAAAGAAGAAATTAAAGCAGAGATAGAAAAAGAGATAGAAGAAAGTGTAGCTCAAAAAGGGAGAGATATTGAATCCACTAAGGATGAGAAACTTTCTAAGGTATTTGAAGCTTTAAGCAAGATGGTGAAAAAGGATGAAACTAAACAAGAATTTAATCCGGTCAAGGAGATTCTTGAATTAAATAAAAAATTATCTAATGGGAATATAGAAAGTTCTCTATTGACATATGAGGCTATGTCAAATATTATGAATCTATATTCTAAGCAAAGTGGAGATATTGTAATTGTTGGAAAGAATTGCGAAGAATTACTTTCTAAGATTGTAAATAAATTTAGCAGAGAAGAGATTCTCAAGTATCTTGGAGGAAATAATATGGATACTGATACTACACAAGAAACAACCACAGAAGTAACTACTACTGAAGAGGCTGAAGTAACCACGGTTGATGTAAGTGCTCCGGTAGTAGAAATTACGGAAGAAACTACGACGGAAGAAACTGTAGTAGAAGAAGTTGTTACAAAAAGTGATACCGTCAAAGAAGATCTTTCTGAAGTTACAGCACTGAAAGAAATTCTGAAAGAGTTCCACGGAACCATATCAGAATTTAAAGAGGTGGCGAGAGATATTACTGATAAAATCAAAGTAAGCCAAAGACAGGGATCTGATGTAAATGGTCTTGATGGACAAGAGCACTTAGATAAGAAGGATAACTCTTCTTTTACAGGCATTTTCTTTCCCAGAAAATAACTATAGATTGTTTATAAAAATCAAAAGGAGTAAAAACGAATGAACCGACAAGAATTAATTAAAAAAGCCATTGGTGCTGTATCGACTCCTACATTCAATGGTGGAGTTCTTAATCCAGAACAGCAGATGAAGTTTGAAACAATCATCAATAGGAGTGCCACTGTTCTTCCTCTTGTTCGCAAAGAAGATATGATGACGTTTTCTAAAGAGATTCCAAGACTTTACATCTCTGAGCCGATTACCCGTGGTGCAGTTGAGAATACTGCTTACAATCAACCTCGCAGACCTGTTTCTGACAAACTGGTTTTAAATGCGCAGAAGTTGGTGTCAGAATTTGATTTGACTTTTGATTCTCTTCTTTATCAGGTTGAGGGTGATCAATTTGAAGAGACTCTTGTTCAGCTTATGAGTGAGCGAGTTGGAGTTGATCTTGAGCAACTTGGTATTCAAGGTAATACTGGTCTTGCTGGTGGAACTGATTCTGAGAGTCTCCTTCTTTCTGTTTTGAATGGATGGAGCATTCAGGGGAACGGTTCTCATCAGGTAGATGCTGGCGGTCAGACGATTAATAAGAACATCTTTGCTGAAGCTATGAGAAGCATGCCTGAAGTGTATCGGAACAGGGATATGGTCTGGATTGCTTCTGATATTATTGTTCAGGATTGGGTAAATCAGCTTGCAGAGCGTCCTACTCCGATTGGGGATGCTGCCCTTGCTGATATGGCTATTGTTGGTCCTTTTGGCAAGCCGTTGATTTCTGCTCCGATGATTCCTTCCACCAGTGCTCTTTCTTTGACTACTGGTCTTCCTGCAGAGCTTTATGGATTCCTATACGGCCCATTCGAGTTCACTTCTGGAGTGAATGATACTTTGATTCTGAACATCAATGGTCTTGGAAACAGGAACATTGTATTTGGATCTGGAACTTTCCAGACGGTATCTGTTGTTTCTTTGATCAACGCCGTGCTGTCTGCTGCTGGAGATCCGGCTGTAGCATCTGACGATGGTCTTGGAAGAATTATTATCAGGACTACTGCGGTGGGTGCTGCTCAGTCTATTACTGTTGTTGCTGGTAGTACTGCTGCTGCTGTTCTTGGTGTTCAAGGTGCAGGACTCCCTAATGTGGTTGCTGGTGTGAATGCTGGGACTGCTGGAAATCTTAGAGAAGGATCTGAGATTTGGTTGACGAGTCTGAAGAATCTGATTTGGGGTATGTTAAAAGAGACTCGTTTCCATGTTCAGTATCAGCCGAGACCTGACCGGTTTGAGTTCACTATTTACAACTATGTTGACTTTAAGATTGAGAACTTGGATGCTTTCGTGAAGATAAAGAATATTCGGAAGCAGTCTCTATAATAGTTATTTATTTGGGGAGGGGCAAAAGTTTTGCCTCTCCCTTTAAATTTTTCAGGAGAACGATATGGTTGCTTTTTTTAAATTGAAGAATGCAAAATCATTTGTTTGGAGAAGTCCTCATAGTGGAAGGTTATATTCTTTTACTCAGGATCAAATGATTGGTGTGTCTGAGGATAAAGATACTGAGTTTTTCAGAGGACACAAAGATGCTTTTTTGGAGTTGAATTCAAATGGAGATCCTGTTCTTGAAAAACAGTTTCATGATGTAATACCAATATCATATACTCAGGTCCCTGTTAAGGTTTTATCTGCTCAGGTTCCAACTGACT